GAAACCAGATGTTCTTGTAGAAAAAAAAGCAACAGGCGGCGAAGTTCCCTCTGAAAGACAACAAGCCAAATTATCAAAAAACAAATTAGATGAAATAGAGGCAGAGTTGCAAGATATACTAGGTTTTAACATTTACGAAAATCCTCAAACAGGTGGATTTATAAATGCAGGATTAGGCTTGTCTAGCATGGGTGGACCAGAGTTAAATATAGGATTTGGTAGAAAGCTTTGAAACTAGCACATCTATCTGATCAAGAAATAAAAGAAACTTTAGTTTTAAAAGAACGATTAGAGTTGCTCAAAAATCAAAAGAAATGCCAAGACAGTTTTCTTAACTACGTAGAATATATGTGGCCAGAGTTTATATGTGGCCGTCATCACAAAATTTTTGCACAAAAACTAGAAGACGTTGCTAACGGCAAAATTAACCGATTAATTGTTAATATGCCACCTAGACACACTAAATCAGAGTTTTGTTCTACCTATTTCCCTGCTTGGATCATGGGTAAGCAACCGAATCGTAAAATCATGCAGACCACTCACACAGGTGAGCTTGCAGTACGATTTGGTCGTAAAGTTAGAAACATGATGGATACTGACGAATATAAACGTATTTTTACAGAAGTGGAACTACAAGCTGATTCTAAGTCAGCAGGTCGTTGGGAAACTAACAAAGGTGGCGAATACTTTGCAGCAGGTGTTGGAGGAGCTATTACGGGTAGGGGTGCGGATCTTCTTATCATTGATGACCCACATTCAGAACAAGATGCACTAAGCCCTAGTGCCTTAGAATCTTGTTGGGAATGGTATACCTCTGGACCTAGACAGCGTTTACAACCAGGAGGAGCCATTATCTTGGTTATGACAAGATGGAGTTCTATAGACTTAACTGCAAAGCTTTTAGACGCACAACAAGAAGAAGCTGCGGATCAATGGGAAATAGTAGAGTTTCCCGCTATATTTCCCGAAACCAACAATGCTTTGTGGCCAGAGTTCTGGGCTATAGATGAATTAAATAAAGTAAAAGCTTCATTACCAGTACAAAAATGGAATGCACAGTGGATGCAGACTCCAACTTCTGAAGAAGGTTCTATTGTTAAACGTGAGTGGTGGAATATATGGGAGGGTAATACATTGCCACCTGTTAGTTATATTATACAAAGCTACGATACTGCTTTTAGTAAAAAAGAAAACGCTGACTACTCAGCTATATCTACATGGGGCATATTTCGTCCTACACCTGATTCACCTGATTGTATTATTTTGCTTGATGCACAAAAAGGCAGATGGGACTTTCCAGAGCTAAAACGTATTGCATATAACGAATATAAATACTGGGAACCTGATATGACTTTAATTGAAGCTAAAGCTTCTGGGACACCACTTACACACGAACTTAGAAGACTTGGTATCCCTGTTGTTAATTACTCGCCTACTAGAGGACACGACAAATCTACACGTATGCACTCAGTTGCACCTATTTTTGAATCTGAATTAGTCTATGCACCAGAAAAGAAATTTGCAGAAGAAATGATAGAGGAGTGTGCTGCTTTTCCTTTTGGAAAAAATGACGATTTATGTGATACTATGACTCAAGCTCTCATGCGATTTAGAGAGGGCGGTTTAGTTTCTCTTGACGATGACTATTCAGATCAAGACAAAGCACCAGTTAGAAGGGTATATTACTAATGGCAATAGAAAAAGATATTAATCCAACAATCCTAAATGAAGAAAATCAAATGCCTCTAGGTGATGAGGGTATGTCAGTAGCACTTGCTGCTATTGAAGAAGCTGGTATGGAAGACTTTGTTATGCAAGAGGATGGTAGTGCTGTTTTAGAATCCAGTATGCAAGAACAAATAGATACAGGATTTAATGAAAACTTAGCTGAATCTATGGACGATAATGATTTAGCAAGAATATCCAATCAACTTATGGATGGTATTGAAAAAGACAAATCATCACGAGAAGACTGGGAAAAAACTTATACCGATGGCCTTAAATATTTAGGTATGAAGTTTGACGATGAAAGATCTGAACCTTTTGAAGGTGCATCTGGTGTTATACACCCGTTATTAGGTGAAGCAGTTACAACTTTCCAAGCACAAGCATACAAAGAATTATTACCCTCTGGTGGACCTGTTAAAACACAAGTTATTGGTGCATACGATAGTGGCGTAGAAGAACAAGCTCAAAGAGTAAAAGAGTTTATGAACTATCAGATTACTCATGTTATGGAAGAGTTTGATGAAGAGTTAGACCAAATGTTGTTTTACTTACCTCTTGCAGGTTCTGCTTTTAAAAAGGTTTATTACGATGAAGCTCTAGGTCGTGCTGTTTCTAAGTTTGTAGCTCCAGAGGATTTAATCGTACCTTATTACACTACAGATCTAGAATCATGTCCTAGAATTACCAATGTTATTAAAATGCCAGAAAACGAAGTTAGAAAACTACAAGCTCTTGGTTTTTATCGTAAAATAGATATAGATTACGGTGATGATATTAATGCATCTGATGTAAAAGAAGAAATAGATAAGTTATCTGGCATGGAGCCATCTTATGATGACGGTGAAGTATCTATGCTGTATGAAGTGCATTGTAATTTAGAATTAGATGGCTTTGAGGATATGGACGAGTCTGGAGAAACAACAGGTGTAAAGCTACCTTACATAGTTACCATTGATGTTAATTCTAGTGAAATTCTATCTATTCGTAGAAACTTTCAAGAACAAGATCCATTAAAAAATAAAGTTGAATACTTTGTTCACTTTAAGTTCTTACCTGGTTTAGGTTTTTATGGGTTTGGTCTTACACATATGATAGGTGGTTTATCAAAAGCTTCTACATCAATACTTAGACAGCTTATAGATGCTGGTACTCTTGCCAACTTACCTGCTGGATTTAAGACTCGTGGTATTAGAATAAGAGATGAGGACACACCGATTCAACCTGGAGAGTTCAGAGATGTTGATGCTCCTGGTGGATCACTTAGAGAATCAATCCAACCACTCCCATTTAAAGAACCTAGTGGTACATTATTAAATTTACTAGGTATATTAGTAGATGGTGGTAAAAAGTTTGCATCTATTGCTGAAATTAATACGGGTAAAGGTAATCCAAATGCACCTGTAGGAACTACACTTGCTTTACTAGAAAGGTCTACTAAAGTTTTATCAGCCATACACAAAAGACTGCACAATTCACAGAAAAAAGAATTTAGACTACTAGCACAAGTATTTAAAGAATACTTACCTCCTGAATATCCATATGCTATAGCTGGTGGCAATTCACAAATTAAATTAACAGACTTTGATGATAGGGTTGATATATTTCCAATCTCTAACCCAGATATATTTAGTCAATCCCAACGTATTGCTATGGCACAAGAAATGATGGCATTGGTGCAATCTAATCCAGAAGTTCATGGACCTACTGGTACGTATGAAGCCTATAAAAGAATGTACTCAGCTATAGGTGTGGATAATATAGAAAAAATACTTACACCACCCCCGCCGACAGAACCTAGTCCTTTGGAAGCAGGTTTTGAAAATAATAAACTTTTACTAGGACAACAAGCTCAAGCATTTGGCCAACAAAATCATGAAGCACATATAGCAACACACATGGCTCTGTTACAGACACCGCCTGTGCAAATGAACGCACAAGTACAAGCTTTGATACATTCACATATAATGCAACATTTACAAATGCAAGCAGATGCTTTAGCTGAACAGCAAATGCCACCAGAGGTGATGCAACAATTTCAACAGTTGCAACAACAATCACAACAAGCTAATCCAACAGAAGCACAACAAATGGCACAACAGGCAGGCGATATATTGGCACAATTTTCAGCACCAATCATGGCACAGCTTATAACAGAGTATAGCCAAAAGGTTGCAGATCCAAGTGATGAAGATCCATTAGTAGCAATCAGAAAACAAGAGCTTGCTCTTAAAGGTCAAGAATTATCTATGGAACAACAACAATTCTTACAAGAGGAAAAACGTAAAGCTTTAGATGCACAAAGAAGAATAAATGTAGACAAAGAAAGAATAGGATCTATGGAAGATATAGCAGAATTACGCGATGAAACTGCTAGAGCAAGACTAGAACAACAAGCTCGTTTTAAAATGATGGACATACAAAATAAAAATTAATACTTGCAAAATTAAAATTCAAACAACATAATAAAACACATGATTAAAAGAACAGAAATAAGTCAACAGAAAACACCCAAGGTATTGAAGAATAAAAACAGCTATAGCAATAAAGGCAATGCGTCTTTAAAAACTAAAGCTGGTACTTTTTCTAAGAGTACCAAACCTACTCCAGGTATGGGTAAAGGAAAAGCAAGAGGCATGGGTGCCGCCGAGTTTGGTGGTAAGTTTTCAGGCATTTATTAATGTCATCAGTTTGGCTTGCTGAAAAGTTTTTAAAAGAACTTGAAGCTAGAAGAGAGGATACAAAAGACGCTATGCTGTCTGGTTGTAAAGACTTTTCTCAATATGAATATCTGCGGGGCCGTTACAGTTCTCTAGCCGATGCAGAAAATATTTTTAGAGAACTGCTAGGAAAAACACAAGAAGATGACCCAGATACAAGTCCCTGATCATGTCGCAAAGTCCATAGAGGCAGATCTCAAAGCTAAAGAACAAGACAAAACAGAAACTCCTGAACAAGAAGTAGAAGAAAATACTGCTTATGTTGCTGGAGCAGCAAGGGTTTTAGACCCTACTTTATTAGAAAAATCCTTTTTAGATCGTATGCCACAACCAACAGGTTGGCGTATGTTAATACTACCTTATGCAGGTAAGGCAGTTACAGAAGGCGGAATCCACTTAGTACAATCTACAGTAGATAGAGAATCTCTAGCTACTGTTGTTGGCTATGTGGTAAAAATGGGCCCTGATTGCTATGCAGATGCAAATAAATTTGCTGAACCATGGTGTCAGGAAAAACAATGGGTATTAATTGGCAGATATGCTGGTGCTCGCTTTAAGTTAGGTGATGAGTCTGAATGTAGAATCATTAACGATGACGAAGTGATAGCTACCATACTTGATCCTGATGATATTCTTGCAGTATAAGGAGAAAATATGTCTGAAGAAAATGCAAAGGTAGTAGAAGAAAATGAAGTAGAGGAAGGGGAAATTGTTGAACTAGAGGCTGTTGAAGAAAAACCTAAAACACAAATCCCTATGGATTCTGTTGATATAGAAGCAGAAGGAAAAATAGAAAATGTTTCTGAAGAACCAGAAGCAAAAAAAGAAGAAGAGTTAGAAGATTACTCTAAAAGTGTTCAAAAAAGAATAAATAATCTAACAAGAAAGCTTAGAGAAGCAGAAAGAGGACAAGAATCTGCTTATGAGTATGCAAAAAGAACTGCTGTTGAAAATGAGCAACTTAAAACTAAAAGCTCAAACCTAGATAGATCTTATCTAATGGAAGCAGAAAATAGGTTAAAGTCACAAAAACAACAAGCTATGTCTGCTTTAAAATCTGCACATGAAGTGCAAGATTATGAAAAAGTAGCCAAAGCACAAGATGTTCTTGCAAAAATAGCTGTAGAAGAAAATAAAGTAAATACTTCTAAAATGGCTATACAACAACAAGTAGCATCACAGCCAGTTGATATTAATGGCCAACTACAACAAAATGTTCAACAACAAACTCCACAATATCAAGCTCCACAATATCAAGCCCCACCAAAACTTGATGAAAAACAAGAAAAGTGGGTAGAAAACAATAGTTGGTTTGGAGAAGATGAAATTATGACTCTTGCAGCTTTTTCAATAGATCAAAAGTTAGTCCAGGAAGGTTATGATCCTAAAACGGATGAATACTATAGTGAAGTTGATAAACAGTTAAAAAAAGAGTTTCCGCACAAATTTGAAGAGTCTTCTGCTAAATCGAAGCCTCAACAAAAGGTGGCTTCAGCAGGCAGAGTAGCTGGTAATACTAGCTCAAAAAGACAAGTTAAGTTGTCGCCAGCAGAAGTTCAAATGGCAAAAAGATTAAACGTACCCTTAACAGAGTACGCAAAATATGTTAAAAGGTAATAGTTATGACAGAAAAAGATAACAAAAATTTAAACAGAACACCACGTTCTGCCGACACTCGAGCTGATAAAGTAGCTCGCAAACCATGGAGCCCACCATCTACGTTGGATACTCCTCCTGCACCTGAAGGTTATACTTACAGGTGGATCAGAGCCGAAATTGTAGGCCAAGAAGATCGTAAGAATATAACTTCAAGATTAAGCGAAGGTTTTGACCTAGTTAGATCTGATGAGTTACATGATTCTGACCAAGATCGTTTTGACACATTACAACAAGGTAAACACGCAGGAGTTGTTGCACGAGGTGGTTTGCTATTGGCTAAGATTCCAAATGAAACACGTGAGGAAAGGAACTCCTACTATGCCCAACGTGCACAAACTCAGCAAGATGCTGTAGATAACGATATGATGAAGGAATCAGATCCAAGTTCTCCGATGTTAAATCCTCAGAGATCAAGCAAAGTAACTTTTGGCGGTGGTCAACGTAGTTGATCGCTATAACTTTAAATAACAAATATAAGGTGACTTATTATGGCTAACAAAAATGCCCCTTTCGGAGCACGTGTTGTAGGTAAATTAGGTTCTGGAGTCCAAAATGGTGGAACTACAGAATACGCGATTGCCTCAGGTGCTTCTGGGAATATTTTTTCTGGCGATTTAGTAAAAATGCTCAACACAGGTACTATTTTAGTAGCTGCTGCTGGGGATGAGTCTATCGGAATTTTTAGAGGGTGTACTTTTACAAACTCTTCTGGTGAAACTATTTTTAGTTCATACTTTCCTGATGGCACTGTATCGTCCGATATTAAAGCATTCGTAATAGATGACCCTGATGCTGTATTTGAAATTCAAAGTGCAGGTTCTCCAGCTCAAACTGATGTCGGTTTGAACGCAGATATTTCCTATACTGCTGGCTCTGTGAAAACAGGGATGTCAGCTTTAGAACTATCTGGAACAACAGCAGCTACAACTGCTACGTTCAGAATTATGGGCTTTTCGAGTGACCCAGATAACAGTACAACAGGTTCAGCTAACGTGAATGTGATTGTTAAATTTAATGAGCATTTCTATGTCGATCCAACAGGAGTATAAATAATGGCAATTAACAGATCGCAACTAGCGAAAGAATTAGAGCCAGGTTTGAATGCCTTGTTCGGTATGGAATACTCAAGATACGAATCTCAACATACAGAAATTTTCGATACTGAAACTTCTGATAGAGCGTTTGAAGAAGAAACCCTAATAGTAGGGTTTGGTAATGCGGAAGTAAAATCCGAAGGTAGCGGTGTCAGATTTGATACAGCTAACGAAGGTTATACATCTCGTTACACCCACGAAACAGTGGCTTTAGCATTCGCACTAACCGAAGAAGCAGTTGAAGATAATCTTTATGATAGACTCGGAGCAAGATACACCAAAGCACTAGCAAGGTCTATGGCTAATACAAAGCAAATCAAAGCTGCATCTGTATTGAACAATGCGTTCTCTACAACAGGTGGTGATGGTAAAGTGCTTGTAGCTACAGATCATCCACTAGGCGGCGGCGGTTCACTAGCAAACAGAGCTACCACTATGGCGGATCTTAATGAAACTTCACTTGAAGACGCATTAATTAATATCTCTACATTTACGGATGATAAAGGTCTTAACATTGCGTTAAAAGGTATGAAGCTAATTATTCCACCACAATTAGTATTTGTTGCTGACAGATTATTACAAACTCCTGGAAGAGTTGGTACGTCTGACAACGACATTAATGCTATTAAGAATACTGGTATGCTACCTGATGGTTATGTTGTAAATAACTATCTGACAGATACAGATGCTT